CTTATTTCCATGTAGACCTTAAGTAACTGATCCACAAGAAGTAATATAAGCATAGGAAATACGAATTGTGCTTTGGCTTTTGTAGAGAGAACAAAGATTCCGTAAATAACGAGAGTTGTTATAAAATAATCAAACATACTCTTATCATTATCTTCCTTATCTGTTTCTGTAAGAACAATTACATAGAACGCAGAGATAAAGGCGACTGCATGCTTGGCTAAGATATTTGTCTCCATAAAACGCTGAAAATCGCAACTTAACATCTTATCAAAATATTTCGCCACCAATATAATATAGAACAAAAAAAGTCCCGCGGTATATTCCATCTATTATAGTTTAGTAAAACAACTCGGGAGTTCGTTCAATGAAATCTAAGATATGAATCGGCTGTTCTGCAGGAACCTGAAAGAGTTGCGCGATATCTTCAGATGGCATTACAGTCCTCTTTGATAAATCAAGACGATTTTCTTTCGCAAGTTCCTGACAGACATGTGTAAAGAATTCATGAAAACTGATTGCTCTATAGAGTTTATTTTTTTTTAACCAGAGTTTCGTATGCGGTTTTGGCGTTACTGCCATCGTATTCAGAGAATATGTCTCTGATTCTTGCTCTTTCATCTTCTTCTTGAGCATTTTCATTTGAACAAATGTATCATTGTACAAATTTGCCACTTCCATCGACGATTTACGTAGTGAGCTACATAAATCTTCAATGTCTATATCATCAAGGTCTTCGTCTAGTGTTGAATCGACACTCATTACCTTTAGTCTAGGCTGCCATTTCCTCAATTTTTAATTAGTCTAGGATAGTGCGCTGAGTGGATGATGATATTCAAGGTTTATTACTATTCCTTAAGTTCTAGATATAACACTTTCTCTGAAAGCAACTATATTACAATATTTGTAGTGATCTGTGTAATCTTTTATTTCCTGAAGAGATGTAGGCGACAAGTAGAAAAAATTATAAAACCCGTGTGTTCTCAGATAATCTATAAGTTCTACTAACTTTACCTTATTATCAATGAAAGTTTCTCCATATTCAAATTGTATAATCTTAACATTTTTTAGAAAATCTCCAAATCCTAGAAGCACCTTCATTTCATATCCTTCTGTATCTATTTTCATAAAATCAATCTCTATTACATTCTTTTCTTTACAATATTCATCGCCGCGCTTGAGTTCTAGTAAAAGTGGAGTCTGTTTCAAATTAATCCAGGGGACAGATTCGTGGCGATCATAAAATGACTCTACATCAGGATAATATTGACGCTTTTCACAAACATCAGATAATCCAAATGAATTAAAATAAACATTTGAATTATCTATTAATGTCTTTAGTTTCTCAATTACTTCAACCACAGGTTCGAAATAATGAACTTCGCCGTTAAATGAAGAATAAATAGTATCATAACGTGCACCTACATCAAAAATTACTTTTGAATTATTTCTTATATATGATTTATAAAAAAAATTTTCACCATTTGTCTCTGTATTATAATTGCCAAAACAGTCATCCATAATAAGTACTTTGATTTTTTACTTTAGGTTTAATCATTCTCTTTATACATAAGCTCGGTGTTAATGTTCTTAAAATAAATTCACGTAGTGAGCTACATAAATCTTCAATGTCTATCCCATCAAGATCTTGGTTAATTTAGAATTTACGCTCATTACGACGATTATAAGCTATCATTTTCTCAATTTTAAATTAGTCTAGGCGAGCCGCTAGGGCGCTGAGTGGATGATGACATTCAAGCAAGCACCATAAGACGGGCTTTGCTGAATCCGATGAACGAATTGAATAGAACCAGTGTGCAGGTAAACAGAGAGCATTTCCCGCCTTAACCTTGATAACCATATATTTCACTTGACCGACAAGTGGAGTATCAAGAACCGTAAATGTTTCAGGGAATTTCCCTTTCCATGATGGAGGGAAAAACTTTTCCTGTGAGTCTGTCATTATGTAAATATCTAGTGGATTTGATGTCGGAATGATAATTGTTGACGAAGCAGTCGTTTTTCTCAGACCTTGTTCACCACAATTTGCAAACGTCTTCATTGAATGAACAAATGTCCAGTTTGTTAAATAAGGAAACCATGTATGCTCAGCCCAGACTTGTAAACCTGATTCACGCGCCAGAATGGTTGCTGATTCTGTCGTAGTGTGTACTGTAGAATCTGTTAGGGCATCAATGACTGTCTTTTGCTGTACGAGAGGAAACGTTTGGATTCGTTTATTCTGTTGAATGGCTTCGGGTGTAAAGAAAGGTGGAATTTGTATTTGTCGGAGGACAATCGGATTCTTTTCACTGATTACCGTTGTAAGAGTTGCTAATTGTGTGCCTTCTAACTGTAAAATTGTAAATTCTTCATTTGCCTGTTTGTAGAATACGATTAAGATTATAAAAATAATTCCCAGGATTAAAATCCATTCAATCATTTTTTAGAGCGAGTCTTCTTACTATGTGATTTTCTTGTATTAGAATTTAGAAGACGCACACAATCTTGAAAGAGACCGGGCATATATCTGTGCTTCCGTATACAACGTAGTTCTTTTGAGTTCAGAGATTTCTCTGATTTTCTTGTTTTTCCGTTTTCTCTGATAACAACGGATTTTTTACCCTTTCCGTTTGTTACTACCACATTATTCTCTTTCTGGACTGTCTTTCCATTCACTGAAACAGAATGAACTTGATGACTCTGATACGCGAAATGTTCCATTCTACTTAATGCTTGCGAGATGTTTTACGCTTAAGTTTTCTAGAGGAACGGCGAGTTCTGTTCTTTTTTCCTCCTTTTTGTTCTGTCTCTGCAGGCTTTGTGTTCTCGGCTGCAGGCTTTGTATCCTCGGCTGCAGGCTGTGTATACTCGGCTACAGGCTTTGTATCCTCGGCTGCAGGCTGTGTATCCTCGGCTTCAGGCTTTGTATCTTCGGCTTCGGGCTTTGTATTCTCGGCTGCAGGCTGTGTATCCTCGGCTTCAGGCTTTGTATCTTCGGCTTCGGGCTTTGTATTCTCGGCTGCAGGCTGTGTATCCTCGGCTTCACCTTCAGACTTATCATCACCAGTATCCAAAAGACCTAATTTATCTAAATGTTCTGAATACTCTTTGAAATGTTTCTTTACTAAATCTGTAAAAATTAAATCACCACCCTTCTCTGTCATTATCTCATTAATTTTTTCTTGAAGAGCCACGGAATCTTTCTTTGTTTGTTCAAATTCTTGCTTTATGTTCTTTTTGTTTTCACTGTCATTTTCATTCTTAAATTTTTCTTGATTATCTATAATTTCTTTGAGCTTTGGTGTCACTTCCTCTATCGGTCCTTTTAATTCTTCTACAATTTTACTCTCTGGATCTACATCTTCCTTCGGATCGTTGTTCTTGGCATTATTAGCTACATCTTCCTTCGGATCGTTGTTCTTAGCATTATTAGATACAACTTCCTTCGGATCGTTGTTCTTGGCATTATTAGCTACAACTTCCTTCGGATCGTTGTTCTTGGCATTATTAGCTACAACTTCCTTCGGATCGTTGTTCTTGGCATTATTAGAGTTCGAATTATTAGCTACAACTTCCTTCGGATCATTAGTCTTTGCATTTGCAGCCGTGTTATTTTTTGTATTCTTTGCCGTATTATTTTTTGACGAATTATTCTTATTTTTATTCTTATTATTTTTGGTATTGTTTTTCTTATTAGGCTCTTCCTCGACATGAGAATCACCGCATATTTTTTCAAACGCCGCATCAATTGTCTTCTGTATTCCTTCACTTACAAGAGTATTATCTCCAGCTTTACATGCAGCAATCATCGGTGGCGCCATCATAGCCGCCTTCAAAGGGATAGAAAGAGTCCCTTTCTGCGAATTAAGCATACCGAGCGATTTTTCCATCGCAATGCGAACAAATGAAGGTATAAAACTACTCTCCTTCATTTTCGTGCTCACTTTTTCCTTCATCAAGTCAATCAACTTTGTAACAAAATCTTCTGGATTATTGCAAAGTGTATCAATATTATCTTTCACCATTTGACCGATATGATCTTTAAAGTCATCTCCGAGCATACTACAAAAGTTTGGCATCCTCTTCTATCTACATAATCATTAGACTAAAAACATGTAGTATAATACCTGTTTTTAATGTCGTTAAATACTGTTTACTTCTTCTTGGTCGGGAAACTCTGATCGTACCGTTGTTGTTTCGTGGCATTATTAAATAAATCACGAGATCTCCCCATATTAAATGTATCAGCTTCTTCTCGGCAAGGATACGGTCCACCACGCAACAAAGCACGAGGCATCGCCATTTCAGATACCATCGATGTCATTCGTTGCTTTCTATTAGGAACCAGAGCTCCATCCACATACATATCTCCATTACGATTCGGCTCCCATTGATCTGCTTCGCATGTACCCAAAGGGCGATCTAAGCGCCGTAGAAGAGATTCATCCTGAATTCCCTCTATATAACGAGTCGGCGGGTAGAATTCTCCACCGGGAGGAAATACCATACCTGGAGGAGGCGCCGGCGCTCTCTCCGCAGCATCACCACTATTTACATAATTTAAGCAAACCTTCGTCCAAGGGCGAGGATCAAGAGGAAGTGCAATCGGTGCGCCCTGCGGCACAATACGTTGAAAGACCATAGACGGATCCCAATGATATTTCAAGCAAACAGGAGGAAACATAGGCGTCGTTGTTGAACCTTCAAAAGGCATCTTCGATACGGGGGAACTCCCCTCTACTGGATATGACATAGTGTCCATTTCTTAGTCTATAGGTTATTTATTAGGACGAGGAATCGTAGACCCCACCTTAGGCGCTGTGATACGTTCTTGTATTTGTACAACCGCGTTCCATTCACACTCCGTATTGTTTAGTGTGGTACCTGCTGTATCAGTCCACTGAAAACTCAGGCGATCAAGAGATTGTAAAACAGGATTAAACTGAATCGGATTCTGAATGAGAGTTGTGGCATAATTGCCAAAAGGTGCTAAGAGAAGTTTTGCGGCATATTGATTTACTACACCAGTCGGTTCGTGTGTAACAGCGAGATTTTCCAACGCAGTCGTATCCATGCGATTCATTGTAAATTCAGGATTTAATCTCAAATATATATAATCATCCAAAATTTTAAAAAATGAAGTTGCTCTCTGTACTGTACTGTATTGAGTATCTGCTTTATCATATCCTAAATTATAACCTAAGCCCCATTCATCTGCTACAGCGAGGTAGGCAGGAGAAAGACTGCTCTTAAATAATATACTAAATGTCAAAGATGCTGTAAAAATATCACGCTGTAAAACATACGGAGGTAAAATATCGCCTAAATACTGTGATATATAAGAGCGCACATTTGACCTCACGTTGCTTGTAATCCCGTTTAATAGTGCTGCATTCGCCGCGCCAA